TTCCGGTGTGGACGTGGCCGACACTCGCAACGGGGCGAGGTCTGCAAATCCTGCGGTCGATTGCAAGTCTGAGCCGGAACTGACGACCAAGACGCTGGCGGGCGGCATCGAATGGGACGACATTGCGGGCGTTCCCAAGGCGACCGTTCGCATCATGTCTGCGTTTTCAACCGAGGTTGCGACGTGGTACGCGGCGACGATCCCGACGATGGTGAATGACCGCGTGACGCCCCCGGCTGTGATGACACCCGACGCGGCGGCTGGCGTGGCATCGGCAATGACCATGCCCATCACGACCGAGCAGGCTGCGGAGTTTGCGAAGATCACGAACAAGTACCTTGAAAAAGCCATCATGGAAGGCGGGGCGGTAGGCATCACGCGGCTGGCTGACCCAGAGAACGCCCGCACTTGGGACACGGCCAACGAGCCCGCGATGAAGTACATCCGGGACCGTGGACTCGAACTTGCCAAGAGCGTTCCCGACACCATGAAGGGCCACGTGCAGGCGGCTATCGAGTCTGAACTCGGACGCGGTACCACCGTCAACGAAATCAAGAACGCCATCACCAAGCAGGCCCCGGAGTTGAGCGGGTATCAGGCCGAACGCATCGCCCGTACAGAAACGTCGTTTGCGTTTCACAACGGCCAGCGTTTGGCATGGAAAGAGAACGGCGTAGAAGGTCGAAAGCTGCTCACTGGTGGCGACCCGTGCCCAATCTGCACTGAACTTGCCGAAAAGTATGCTGGGGTAGTTGTTCCGATAGACGACCCATACACGCTTGGATCAGATTCGTGGATTATCCCAACCTTTCACCCCGGGTGTAAATGTGGCGAGATTGCAGTCCAGTACCTTGCACCAGAAACGGATGTGACCAATGAATAACTACACCGACCGTATCGGCCTCATCCGGCAGCGGGCACACGCACGCGGCATGCTTGCGGGTGCTGACAACCCCATCGGCATCAAGGCCGGGCTGTGGGGCAGCGGGCGTGCTGTGGGCGTGAAGCAGGTCCAAGGGCAACCGCTCGAAGTGGTCTGCTACGCCAACACGTCGGCCGTCGATCTGGAACGTGAGGTGGTGGTGCCGACCGGTCTGGACGTGCGGTCCTACCTGACGACCAACAAGAACCTGTTTGTCGATCATCGCTACGACGTGCTTTCCGCCGTGGCCGTGTGCCGGTCCATGACGCTCGATCCGGGCGGGTGGCTGTGCCGTGGTGCGTTTCACGACGACATGGCAAACCCGTACGTCAAGGCGTGCGTGGCGTTGGCCAAGGCCGGGACGCTGGCGATGTCGGTAGGGTTCGAGGCGTTGGATTGGGGACCGCCAACCGATGCGGAAGCCAAGGCGTACCCCGGCGTGGAGGGCGTGGTTCGCAAGGCCCGCGTACTGGAGGTGTCATACACCGCAATGCCGATGAACGTGACGTGCCGTCAGGTCGCCAGCAACATCCCGGCGGCGGACGAGACAGCCGAGAAATCACGCAAGGCACTTATCGACGCTCACATCTCCGGGCGTGTCATTGAAGACTTCGGAATCCGCCCCAAACGCATCATCGTTGTGCGTGGTTAGTGGTGGGTATACTTGTAGTGCGTACCAAGCAATCTCCTCCCCCTTCCGCACGGTCGCACCCGATCTGCGGAGGGTTCAACCGAATAGCTCCTGCCCACGGCAGGCATCATGCAAGGCCCCGAGCGTTCGCGGCGTGCGTCGTGCTGAGACTGAGCAGAGGACACCACCAACGCGGTCACACCGCAAGGAATCCTCATGCTCACTCGCAAGAACCTGCTCGACACTCTCACGGCCAACGGCTTCAAGGCCGAGCCCACTCTTGACAACGTCAAGTCGTTCGTTTCCGGTCTGTCCGCTACCGGCGTTGAAATCAACGACGAGGACGGCAACCCCATCAACGTCGATACCGTCTGGTCGGCCAAGTCCGTCCTGAAGATCAGCGGCACGCCTGACCTGGACACCGTGAACAAGTCCACCATCGCGGCGGCGAAGGGCACCAGCAGCCCGCACGCTGACGCGACCGTCGAAGACCGCAGCCCCAAGCGGTTCAGCATCGGCAACGCACAGCGGAAGGCCTACGAGCGGAAGATCAGCGAGAACCGTTCTGTTTTCGCCGATGTCGATCAGGCCGAAGCATTCGCCGCGTGGTCGCGTCTGGCGATCGCTGGCGGCAAGTCCTACCCGATGGAGAAGGCAGACAGGGACATCTGCAAGAAGGCACAGGTCGAGTTCAACCAGCAGCTCGGCGGCGCGTTGGTCCCGCAGGAGTTCGCCCCGCAGCTCATCTGGCTCACCGAGCAGTACGGCGTTGCCAAGAAGCTGGCGAACGTGGTCCCCATGTCGTCGGAATCGAAGGCGTACCCCCGCAAGACTGGCATTGCCAGCATGACCCCCATCGCTGAGAATGGCACCATCAGCGTGTCTGACAACAGCTACGGCAACGTGACGCTGACCGCCAAGAAGTACGGCGTGCTGTTCAAGGTGTCCAACGAACTGTTTGCGGACGCTGCCATCAACGTGTCTGACGATCTGGCCCGCAGCATCGCAGAAGCAGAAGCCATCGCCATCGACAATGCCTACATCCTCGGCGACGGTTCCAGCACCTACGCCAATCAGGTCGGCCTCTACTCCGGCCTGTCGTCGGCATCGTCCTACATCACCGCCGCGGCATGGGCTTCGATCACCAAGGATCACTTCACCACGCTCATGGGTTCGGTGGAATACGTGAACGCCGCTCGCCTCGCGTTCGTGTGCAGCCGCCAGTTCTTTGTGCAGGTGATGATGCGTCTGGACAAGGCCACCAGCCAGTTCAAGGACATCAGCACCGGCAACCTCGGCGGCGGGACGTTCATGGGTTACCCCGTGTATTTCTCGCAGGTCATGCCCACCGTTTCGCAGGCTGCCAGCACGCACAAGCCTTGCTACTTCGGTGACTTCACCGGCGGAAGCATGATCGGTGATCGCCAGATGCTCAGCATCGCCAGCAGCGAGCAGTTCTACTTCGACTCGGACAGCATCGCGGTGCGTGGCACAAGCCGCTTCAACGTGAACATTCACGGTGCAGGCCGCAGCGAAACCTACGGCCCCATCTGCGGATTCGTCACGGCCTAATACACCGAACCACAACGAAAGGACACTCAGCAATGAAGACTCTTCTCAACGCATACTTCAAGGGCGGCACCTCGACTGGTGGCCCGCTCGACATCAACGGAACGACCGACAACGGTACCGGCTTCGATACCGCCATCCTCGGCGGGCTCGGTGAAGCCGCGTGCATCGTCACGGTCGGCAACATCGCAGGCAGCATGACGGCTCTGAAGATCCAGGAATCTGCGGACAACTCGTCATGGTCTGACATCACCAGCGGCGGATTCACCGGAACCGCTCTCCCGAGTGCTGCCGCTGGCGACAACAAGCAGTGGCTGTTCCACGTTGAACTGGGCGGGCCTCGCCTCCGCTACCTTCGCGTGGTTGCTACCGCTGCTGCGTCGGCGACGCTCTACGGTGCCGTGTGGATTGGCCTGAATCCCAATCAGGGCATCAACGGCACGACTGAAACCGCACGCGGTGCAAACCAGAACCTCGGCAACAGTTCGTCGCTGCTCGGTCGCATCGTCCTGTAATCGCTCATCGTTTCACCTTTCACCCTCGCGGGCGGGACACTTCCCGCGAGTGGTTTTCACCAAGGAGCGTACCAATGGCAGCACCAGTTCAGGCAAGCGTTACAGTTCTGGCGGGCGGTCCCGATGTGACGTTCCCATCGTCCATGCAGGTCAACTGGACGCAGGTCCATACGGACGCGGAGCAGGCCAACAGTGCCGCCGAACTGCTCAACCCCGGCAGCGTGTCGTCTGCGTACGTGGTGCCGTGCCGCATCATGCAGGGGACGCGGCTTCGGATCATGGCCCGCATCGCGTACGCGGCAACGGTGACGACTTCGCCTGTTGTTCGCATCTTTGGTGCGGACCAGATCCCCAACTCGTCAGGTGTGTTTCCTACCGGAACGCTGTTCCACCGCATCGACTCTGACAACTTCACGGACGTTGGTACGACGGTGACGCTGGCGGCTGCGGCTTCGGCCCAAAACGACGGGGCGACCTACGCATGGTCGTCGGCGTTGCCGGTGGCTGCGGCTTGGGACATGCTGGGGGCCAAGGCAATCATCGTGCTGGTCGAAACCGCCGCGAACACGTCAACCGGCACCGTTCCGCTCTACGTCGGCATCCTGAACTAAGGGAGCCTCATGGCTACGCTCGTATCCACATCCGAATACAAGGCGTGGCGTGGAATCACGGTTTCCACCTATGACACCATCATCGCAACGATGCTTGGCTGGGTGTCCGCTGACGTGCGTAGGTACTGCGGGCGTGACCTGACCAACGGATTCGAGTCGGCAACGCGCACGGAGCCGTACGCTGGCAATGGCGACATCTACATCCAGTTGCGAGAATGGCCGATCACGTCGATCACGTCGGTTACGCAGGTGTTTGCGGGCGGCAGCACTTCGACGGTCGATTCGTCTACCTACCGCGTTGATCCTGACAGCGGAATCCTTGCGTGCGTGGACGCTCGCCGCGGGCGGTTTGCGTCGTGGCAGGTGAACGCATCGAATGGGTACGCTGGCAACTGGCTCCCGGCCCCGAACTTCGTGGAAGGTTTCTTGAACTACTCGGTGGTGTACGTTGGTGGGTATTCGACAATCCCCGGCGACCTGCAAATGGCAACGTGCCTGCTCACCGACCTTCTATACACCCGCCGCGGGGCTGACTTGTCGCTCAAATCTGAAGTGGTCGGCCAATACCAATACACGCGGGCAGATCAACCGATGGTTGCCCAGATTCGCAAAGACCTCCTCGCACCGTTCAACAACGGCACCCCGTAACCGTGGCACAAACTCCGCTCCATCTTCTGACCGACTCCGTGACCGTGACTAAGGCCGCGTGGGATACCGTCGATGGAATCCCGTTCTCTGACGCGGAGGCATCTACCAACGTGACGATTGACGTGATGGTGCAGCCAACGTCGGCGGCGGACTCGCTCATGTACGGGCGTGACGCGACTACGCAGATGTACGACGTGTTCTGCAATCCG